CCCGCTGCGGTCGGTCGGAACGGCTCTCGATAAAAGCCTGCGCCTTTTCTAAGGTTGAGTAGCCCTCCTGACTGACTTTCCCGAGGCTCGCTTCGGGAATCACCTGAACGATGTAAACTTTCATATTGTTGCCTCCTTGTTTTTAATGTCAAGAGGTTACCTTTCGCAGCGCGCTTACCGCTTGAAGCTCGTGAGCTGGGCGGTGCTGTCCGCATTCTGTTTTATCCTCTTGACATTATTTATTATGCCGCGTTTTACTGATTTCGGGAGCGCGCAAAACAGCCGGGATTTTGCGAACTTTCCGTTGCGGTTTTACCGCTTTCAGTCAATCACGCAACCACCTTGCAACGCGTGAGAACAGTCTGCTTGACGCCGTTCCGTTCGTTGTGAGCTTTGATTGTGGCCTTGAGGGTCATACGCTCTTGAAGCTCAATAGGTCGAGACGCGTACCAGATAAAGACGTTCCCTGCCTCATCAGCGAACTTATAAAGATAGGTGGTACCGAAGTCGTTATACCATGATGTGAGAAGCACTGCAGCAGTCAAGTCGAGGGTCAGACGAGTACCCACTTCTCCAACATACGCCGAAGTATTTTCCGTGTTTGCTCTCTGTTCTTCCCGGGCTTTGCGCTCCATATAATGCTCATACGCGAGAGGCATGTATGCCAGCCGACCGACCTGCTTAGCCGTTACATATTCGCCCTTAGCAAATACAGAGCAGTTACGCTCGAGGTCACTTGCAGAGTCAAAGTCAATATCAAGCAGCCAACTATTGATAAGCTCGGCCTGCGCCTTTGCTTTATCGGAGACAGCTACTTGCTCGCGGAGCTTATCAAGAACAACTTCCCGCGTGCTATCCTGTTCGTCGCTTTTGCGGTAGCCGTATTCCTGAATTGCGTCATAAGCGCAGGCGAGAATCTGGCGGACCTCAAACATTTGCGCGCCCCGGCGGGTATTCCAGTCAGTCATAGAGCAATCAAGGTCCTCAGGAAAGAGGTCTCTCACTTCGGCCCAGAGAGCGGCAGTCGCCGGGTTGATTCCGGTGTAGTCATGCAGGCAAGCGCGTCCGACCTGTCGAGTATCGCCCTCGGCGTTCTCAATGAAGAAGGTAACGGCGCGCTGGCGATTCGTATTGCAATGGTCACAATGAGGAGCGGCGGTAAACCACTCGGGGCGGGCTTTCTGCTTACCGAAGCAGCTTACGACATTTCCCTTGTCCCCATGCTCGACCTTAGCGAGAACGGTCCAGCCGTTCGCCTTGATAAGCTCTTCGCAAGCAATATCAAAATCAACGGCAGCGACCTTGTAGGAGCCGGCTTTGTGAGTGAAGTCGTCGAAGACGTTAACCGTTTCAGGGTGTTCGTCGGAAATAGTGTAAGAGAACGGAACATTATAGCGGGCAGCTTTTTTAGCGAGCTTATCAAGACGCTTGCTGACTTCCTCAGCCTTATCTGCGTAAACAGTAAAAATCATAATCGTTACCTCCTTAGGGTTTACTTTCTCGCCTAAACGCGATATAATATATGAATACTCTTAAGCTCAGCCGGTCTTGCGGCCGGCCAAGCTCTCGAGCGGACGAGGTTAGTCGTCAGTTACGTATTCAAGGTACTCGGTGTCGGTCGCGAAGAGCATGTACTCTCCGTGTACCAAGCCCATGAATCCGTAGTCGGTGTAGTAGCCGTCCATGATTGACCTCCTTTCTGAGCTCTCGTTGTTCCAGCAACGGGGGCTCTTTTCTTTGTCAAGGTTTTCCCCTTGACAATTATTATTTTACCGTGTTTGGTAAGAAAAGGGAGCACGCAAAACTGCCGGGATTCTGCGAACTTTCTGTTGCATTTCTACCGCAAATAGTAAAAGGCCGGAGCCGTCCCACGAAGGAACGACTCCGGCCTTATCTCTTAGGTGAGCTGATTTACTTTTTTCTGTACGGCGGCGTAGTCATACCCCGCAGCTTCAAGCCGTTTCTTACGCTCTGCGCCGTTGCCCCACTTGCCTTGCAGGACTTCTCTGGCAAGCTCGTCGACCGATTTACTGGCGCCCTGCTCCGTAGTGATGAAGGCCGAGAAGCCTGCCGCCTGCAGCTTCTTCAACGTAGCCTCCGCATTCGCTTTGACCTTGAAGGCGCCGACCTGAATCTTGTAGAGGTCTCCGACCTTCACCATGTAGGTGTCGAAGCCTTTCGCCTTGACCTTAGCCAGCATGGCGTCTGCGTTTGCCTTGACCTTAAAGGCACCCGTCTGGACGCGATACAAGCCCACAGACGGCTTTTCAGGCCCGGGCTTGATATTCGTACTCCCGAGGCGTTTGTTGACCTCAGAGGCAATCTGAGCGTGCCGTTCGTAGAGATATGTACCGGGGCAGCTCTTATTTGCAAACCACCGGTGCACGGTCATGTTCTGCTTGTCCGGCTGGCCGATAAGAGACTTGTCGGCCTTCCACTTGAGCTCTTTGATACCGTTGCGCTTGCAAATATCGACGAGCAGGTCGATGAGTGCGGCGTAGGCCTTCTCCGTTACGGCGTAAGGCTCTTTGGTATCGCTGGCGACCTCAATCGTGATTGCACGGTTATCGTTCGCTGCGTTCGAGGAGCACCACGAGCGGTCTTTCTCCTCGACGTACATGCCGATACGGCCGTCGTACCCGATACCGTAGTTGCTGGACGCCTGCCGCGCAGAGTTGGCGAACAGGTTGCCGCAGGTTTCGACGGAGCAGTTGCCGGCCATACAGTGGATCGTGATGGTGTCGATCTTCTTGGTGCGCTTGCCCGAGTGGTTCGGGCTGAGCTTGGTGTAGACCACCAGAGGGCTGTTACTCATTGTCGTCTCCTTTCCCGCCGGTCAGCTCGTCGAGAGTCTCGTCTGTGACGGTCTCGCCGGGCTTCAGCTTGATGTCGTCGGTGTTCTGGTTTTTCATGGGTTTGCCTCCTTTACAAGCAAGAAAAGGGCGGGCCGGAGCCCGCCCTCTCCGTTATTCGATGGTCAGGCCCTCAGTGTTGAGCTGCTTGACGATTGCCTCGATCGCGTTGACGACGCTTTCCTCGTCGACCTTGAAGCCCTTCTGCTTCAGGAAGTCGAGGACGTACTGCTTCTTCTCCTCGCCGCGGCCCTGTCCGACGTAGAGCTGCTCAGCGGCAGCGACGCCGATCTTTACCCACGCGGTCAGCTCCTTGCGCTGTGCCTCGGTGGTCTGCTTCTTCAGCCACGGGATCAGGAAAACGCTGACGCCGGCGCCGATCAGGGCGAGGGCTGCGTTGACGATGGGTGTGATGTCGATGGTGTTCATCCTTTTGCCTCCTCATTGTTGAGAGTGTCCCCGGACGGATCCGGGAGCGGGTTGCCGTCGGCGTCGAGCCCGTGGCGGTTTCGGCTGATTTTCTCGCCGAGGCTCTTGCCGGCGTATGTGATTAGATAGCCGACGCAGGCGGTGAAGATGGTGCCGGTCAGCTCACCGACCGGGTCGCGCCCGAAGGCAGAGAGCAGCAGAGAGCTGGCTGCGCTGAGCGTTGCCACGCTGGCCGCCCAGTATGCGAGCTTTTTGCTCGTCTCGATTTTCTTTTTACGCTTGCGCCGGCGCTTCTTTGCGGCCATGCTGCTCACCTCCTTAGTCGATGATCGCGTGGATCCCCTGACTGGTGAGGAAGTCCTTCTGCGCGTGCTTGATTTTGGCAGCGTAGTCGAGGGCCGCGTGCATATCCCCGTTACAATGCGCGTCAGGGATGCGCTGCACGGCCCGGGCCGTCGCCTCGCCGAGGGCGATGGCTGCCGACGTGCCCTGAATGGTGATGATCTGGAGATCTTCACGGGCACGCTCTCGGGCCGCTGCTTCTTTCTGTCGTTTGGCCTCCTCGGCCTCCTTTTGCTTCTCGCGCTTCTGGATCCTGTGCTCGAGCATCCAGAAGCAGAAGCCGGTCACGGCCGTCGGGATCCCCATAAGGACGACGAGCGCGCCGATGTTGATTTCGATCATTGTGTCACCTCATAAAAGCCGGAGGGCCGCAGGACGCGGCCCTCCTTGTTGTTGGGCTTACTCCTCGACGTCGTCGAAGTAGCCCATGTCGACGAGATACTTGTGCACGCGGGCCTTCAGCTTCGCGGGGACGTCGTCCTCGGTGATGCGGCCCATGATGATCTCGCCTGCAAAAAGACGTACCAGCATTTCACGCTCCTCCTTTCCTGCAATTTTTAATAATAGCCACGCGAGGGCCCGGGCGATCATTCGCTCGCCCTTTCCTTCGCGGTGCCAGCGTTTGCGGCTGCCTCGATGGCAGCGATGGCGTCCTCGACCTGCTTGCGCAGCTTCTTCGGGACGTCGTTGATGGTCATGGTGGAGCCTTCGCGGGTCAGCTCCCTGACGTACAGCTCGACGATCTTGCTCATGCTGTTACCTCCCCTCCGTCGCCGTAGACCACGTCGGCCAGCTCCATGATGCAGCCCTTCAGCAGCTCGATGGTGTCAGCCTGCTCGGCGATGGTTTTGTCCTTCTTGACCTCTGCGGCCTGTTTCTCGTTCAGCTCTTTGATGCTGTCAGCTCTGTGCTTAATCATGCAAAGTTACCTCCGATCGACTGGATGTAGCAGGTCTCCGTAGCAGAGCCGCGGAGCAGCTTGGCCTTAACCTTGACGCCCCACGCTGAGGCCGTCTTGGTCTTGTTTGTGAAGTAGTGCTTCTGGCCGGTTCTGACCTTCTGCGTGATGTCCTCCCACGTCGGGCTCGCGTCGTTGCCGTTGTTGCAGATCCAAACCTGAAGCGTGCAGCCGGCCGGGAAATTGCCCTGAATGTTGACGAGGGCCTTGGTCGGCATGGCGTCGGCCTCCATAGCGAGGGTCTGCTCGAACTCGACGGACGTGACGGCCTTGGTGAAGGTCAGCGTGCGGGTGACGCTGGCGTCCTTGGCGTCGGTCGCCACGATCTTCAGGGTGTGGCTGCCGTTCACGACCTTCAGCCACGCCTCGGAGCCGATCGTCAGCGTGTTGGTATGGCCGAGGGTCACGGTGTAGCTGCGCAGCGTGACGCCGTCCAGCATCTCCACGACGTCGACCTGATGGCCGTCTGCGTCGGTGACGGTGTACTCGTAGGACGGGGCCGCCGTGCTGAAGCTGCCGAGGGCGCCGTCCGTGCCGCTGATGACGGGCGGTCGGTTATTGGTGACGGTGCGGGTGACGCTGGTGGTGTACGCACTCTCCGCGCTGGCGGCGTCGTATGCCTTGACGCGGTACTGCACGCTCGTCCATCCGTAGGTGATGGCGTCGGTGTAGCTGCGCGAGGATCCCTTGTAGATCTGCGCCCATGTGCCGCTCCCGACCTTGCGCTCCAGAACATAGCCGGAGAGGTTGCCGTCGGGGTCGGTGGAGGCCGCCCACGAGATGCTCAGGTTCTCGCCGCCGAGCACTTCGCTCGGGACAGTGATGGACGACGGCGCTGTGGGCGCCTGATTGTAGATCACTGTATAGCATCCATCCGAGTCGACGGAGTCGGAGATCAGGAGATCAGAGGACAGATTACAAGCGGGGCGCAGGCCGTAGTTGCCGTAGTAGGCGAGGTCCCCGAGCAGAGTGCCAACGGTGCTGACGCGGCGGGCGAAGCTGGCCGGGCCGGCATAGGCGTCCCGCAGCCAGTAGTACCACGCGGCACCAGAGCCCGGGTTGCTGGAATAGTTGGAATTGGCGACGCAGGATGCCGTCACGGTGGCGATGCGGCTGTTGTTGTCGCTGAAGATCGCCAGCTTGCTGCCGCAGACGTGGTCGCCGCTCAGGCCGACCTCCGTGCAGGACAGGGGGAAGATCTTGTCCGTGCAGGTCTCCGTCCCGCCGCCGTCTGTGGAGCTCTTGCCGACCGTGATGGTGGTGTTCAGCAGAGCCGCCCGCTCGTTGGCGGTGAAGGCGTTCAGAAAACCGGCGAGGCCACTGTACGGGTTGACGCTGTTCCAGACGTGGGAGGAGTCCGGCGTCTGGTCTGCGGAGTGCTGCGCGGTGTACCACTGGCCGGCAGCCGCGGGGCTGTTGAGCCACTGGCGCAGGTTCGAGTAGATGTAGCGGTTGTTGCCGTAGCCGCGGCGGTCGCTGTTGCCGTTACTCGGTTCTGTTGCGTCGAAGCACAGCATCTTGATGATCTGGTTGGTCACGAGCGTGACGCTGTTGGAGGGGTAGCCTGCGTGGTTCTTATCGGCCACGATCCAGACGATCGGGCTGCCGTACAGGCTGCCGAACTTGACCTTCGACTTGTTTGCGAGGTTGCTCAGTTTTTGGGCCATGAGTTGTGTCTCCTTTCGGTGATGGTTTGAGCTCCGGGAAATAGCTGAAGAAATAGGCGTCCATGTTCTGCCGCAGGTGGTAGGTGTTGCCGTGTGAGATGTGGCCCGTCCAGCTCGCGTAGGATTGCACGACGCTGTCGAGTGTCATCTTGCCGGAGTCCACCAGCCCGCGGAACTTGCGGATCTTGCGCTTCATGTTGTCGATGCTCTTGGCTCGCACTTTCCTCACGACCTTGCCGGTCTGCGTGAGGTAGGTGTGAAAACCGAGGAAGTCGATGCCGTTCTTCAGCGGGAGGATCTGCGTCTTGCCGTTCAGCCGAAGGCCGAGCGGCTTGATGTACGCCTCGATCTCCTTGAGTATCTGCCGGAGCAGCAGCTTGTCGCTGTGGATGATGTAGAAGTCGTCCATGTACCTGCCATATACGAGGCCGCGGTCATCCCTCAGCCAGTGGTCGAAGGCGTCCAGATAGAGCAGCGCGAGCAGTTGGCTCGACTGGTTGCCGATCGGGATGCCGGGGTCTGGTGTGCTGTCGATTATGAGCCACAGCAGCCACTCAGCGAAGTCGATCAGCTCGGGATCCTTCAGCCACTTCAGGGCCCGGCAGGCCGTCTCGTAACAGTAGGAATGGAGCAGGGTGTAAAAGAACTTTGAAAAATCGCCCTTCAGTACCCAGCCGTCGGCGTAGTCCCACTCGTTCATCGGCCGAGGCGGCAGGCCGGCAGCCTTGCGGGCTGCTTCGTCTGCTGCCTTTCGGCTGAAGAAATAGTGGCGCATAGCCGCAGCCAGACGGTCGAGGCCGTCGTGGGTGCCTTTGCCGATCTGGCCGGCGTAGTTGTCCCGGATGAAGCGCCGGGAGAACGCCGGCTCGAGGACGTTGTCGCAGAGCGAGTGCTGGACGACTTTGCCCTCGAAGTCGATGGCGAGGACGAGCCGCTCCTTGGGCTCGTACACCTTGAAGGGGTAGTAGGGCCCGAAGGAATAGTCGCGCCGCTGGAGCCTCTCAGAGAGGGCGACGGTGCGCTCGATGGCCTCCATGCGGTAGCGCATGGCGGTCGGGTTGTCGCGCTTTCCGCAGCGGGTTTTGCGGTATGCTTTGTAGAGCGCGATGGTGCTGTTTACGATATTCTCCATTGAAAAGTCTCCCCGCCGTGTATAGCTCCGGCCACGCTTTGCGTGCGCCGCCGGGGGCATCGGCGGTCTTGTGTTTACCCATGACCGGGCCGGTCAGACGGCCGCGGCTGCGGGAGGGATATGCCTTCCTTGGATGATGGGGCACAGTGTTCGCCGTCCGTCTCCGGGCGGTTAATAAGTCGGGCGATCCATCGAAGCGGGGCGCAGGCCGTTGTTGCCGTTGTAGGCGTTGTTCCTGTTCAGAGTGCCATCGGTGTTGACGTTGCGGGCGTTGTTGGCCGAGCCGGCACGAAAAAACAAGGCATACCCCGAGGGCTGCCTCACTGGTGACGCTTCTGCGCGTCCAGCTTGGCGGCCCTCTCTTTATCCGTTTTGTACCATTTGGCGGTCTGGTTCTTCACGCCGGCCGCCATCTTCGCCCAGTATGCAAAGGCGTCATCGCTGAAGCCGCTGAGGATCTCATGCGCGAGCTCGATGTGGTGGATCAGCTTTCGGCAGTTGCGAAGCGCCGACCGCTGCGCGCGATACCTGAGCTCACGCTCCTCGGGATCCATCAGGAGCAGATCGTTGGCCTCCATCAGATCGGCGACGAGGTCGCTGGCCTCGTTCATCATCCTCTGTGCCAGACCGAGCCGCTCCTTCTTCGGGAAAACGGCCGGGTTTCTGGTCTTGATGTAGGTGTGTTTCTCGAGCTCCTTGGCGTCCGTGATGACCTGCATCTCGGGCAGTTTGTCACGGCCGAAGGGCGGGCGGCCTACATTGGCCCGCTCGTATGGCCGCGAGTGTCCGTTGCTTGCCGTAGTATCTCACCTCCTCGCCTTTGATTGTGACGCGGGCGCTGCTGCCGTCGTAGGTCTTGCCCTGAATGACGATGACGCCGTCCTCCCGCTTGCAGCAGGAGCAGGGCAGGGCCAGCTCGACGAACAGGTGCGCGATGATGCAGGAGGCTTCGGCTGGTGGGATCGGGGTGTAGTTGTAGCAGTTTCCCATCAGCACTCGAGCCTTTGAAGTGAAGCGTTCCAGACGCCAGACTTCAGCGTGATGCCTGTTAAGTCTGCGAATGTGATCTGGAACGGATTGCTTGTGATGTCGCTGAAAACGGCGTCCCACAGCGTTGCGATCTTGCTGGTGTTCTGGCCGACCGCGTTGCTCAGGTCGTTGGCCGATGCCTCGGCAGCCTGCGCGATTGCGATGGCCTGCCGGGCGAGTGCCAGAGCCTCCTCGGCCGTAGCCTGCGCGCCGAGGGCGATGGCCTTGTAGGTCTCGTAGTCCTCTTTGGTGGCGTAGGCGTCGGCGGGGATGTAGGCGGTCACGTTGGTGGCCGTGCCGATCGCGGTGACGATGTCGATGGTTTTCTCGACGATGGTGGCGCCGCCGGAGGGCGGGATCCACTCGGCCAGATCGCCGCAGTTGCCGTAGCAGTACAGCACCTCGCCGACCTCGGGATCGGGATCTTCGGCATAAAGGCCGAGCTCGCGGTAGTAGAAGCCCTCGGTCTCGTCGCCGTTGGTGAAGATGCCGCCGACGGCCACGGTGCCGTCGCCGTTGATCTTCAGCTTCGTGATGTCGACGGTCGCCTTCGGGCTGACCACGCCGGTGAGGGTGCGGGGCGTCTGGCCCTCCTCGAGGTAGCCATCGCCGAGGACGATCTTGGTGTAGTTGATCTTCTGGCCGGCCACGCCCTTCGCCAGAACGATCAGGCCGGCGGTGGTGATGTCGTTGTTGATAAATGCAGCCATGTCTATCTCCTTTCCTTAGTCTGAGATGACCGCCGCGTCGGTGCCGATGCTGACGGTCTCGCGGTTGTTGTCGTGGACGACGGCCGCGTGGTAGATGTGGATCTCGTCGCTGCCCATGACGTGCACCTCTTGGGTGTGATCCCTGACGGCCATGCCGGAATAGAGGAACATTTCGCCAGTCAGGCAGATCAGGATCGCGTCGAGCCACGAGCTGCGGCGCTTGACCGTCCGCAGCAGCTTCAGGAACAGGTCGAGGTTGCTGTTGACGAGGCTCGGGTTGTCGCTCAGCACCTTGAAGTGATGCGGCTGCCCGCCGTACTGATACCACTCCCTGACCTCGCCGGTGCCGAAGTAGTCGGCCACGATCTGCTCCACGGCGTATGGGGTGCCGAGTTTCGCGTAGACGCGGTCGCTGCTGCGGATGACGGCCCGCTTGACTGCGATGGGCGCGGTGCTGTCATACCACTGGATGTTCAGCTCCCACGCCATTTCGTCGAGCTCTGCGTCGTTGAGCTGGTCGATCTTGTCCCACCTGCTCAGGAGCTTCAGGCGCGCATAGGCGTCGCGGCTGATGATGTCGCAGCCGGTGGCGAGGCCCTTGTCGCTGCCGTCCTCCTGCATCCACGCAGGCAGCAGCTTGACCATCTCGGTCTCATTGAGCCGCATTTACACCACCTCGCTCTCGACCTTGTGGCTGACAGTCAGGTGTCCGCTGAACTTGGCGACTTGCGTGTCGTCGAGGGCCTTGTAGGTCGGCTTGACGACGTCCACGCGGAAGGCGCCGGTCAGGTTCTCGCCCCACGAAGGCGAGAGGATCCGCTTGCGGAGCTGGTCGGGGTTGATGTCGCGGCCGAGGGCTGCGACTTGCCACTCGTTGTAGCGGTCGATCGCGCCGCCGGTGCCTTCGACGTTGGCGATCACCTCGGCCTCGTTCTTCGGCGTGGTGTAGTACACGATCTCGATGTCGTAGGTCTCGACCTCCGGGGGCACGGCACTCACCTTATCAGTGAGCGGCCGGATGTCCTTGGCGTTGACCACGTCCAGCACCTTCGTCAGCATGGCAGCGTCGGGGATCCCGCCGCCTTCCAGCAGGGGCACGATCTTGACGCAGCCCTCCAGCGTGCGGGTGATGATGATGTCGACGCTCTCGGCGGCCGAGAGGCTGCCCTTGAGCGTGATGGTCAGCAGGCCGTCGGTGTAGTCGACGGTGTAGTCCGTGTCCTTGACCGCCGCCGCGCTCTGCCCGTGGGCCTTCACGACGAGGGTGTCGGTCAGAAGTGTGCCGCCGCCCTTGAAGGCTTTGCCGTCGTAGACCGTGAGGGTCTCGCTGACGGTTTCCTTCTCGCTGACGGCCCTCGCGTCCACGATGGAGCTGTCTGCCGTCATTACCCAGTAGATATAAGCCTGTTCAGGGCCCGCGGTGGATCTCTTGGCGGGCGCCAGACGGATCCGCTCGCGGAGGCGGTTGTCGCCTTCGGTGGTGTAGGGCTCACCGTCATCGCCTCCGGCCGTTTCGGTCAGATTGGTGACGGACTCGATGTAGGGGATCAGGTCGACGATGGTGGTGATCGTGCCGGCTGCGTAGCCGTTGAACTTCGTGCCGTTGCTCACGGCCGAGGTCGGCACCTCCACAGAGTAGGCGCCAGCTTGCAGCACAGCGATCTCGTCGGTTGCAAAATAGTTTTCGCTGTCCGGCGTCACCTTCGTCCACTTCGGAATGATGATGTTTTTCTCCTGCGGCGTGGAGACGGAGAAGCGCATGGTCGTCTTGGCCGGTGTGCCTTCCAGTCGTTTCACGTCCTGTCGCTCGCCGATGGCGTCCAGCACCTCGCCCCTCGCATAGCGGAGGAGCGTCTGCCGGCCGACGTCGTTGAGGCTGTTGTAGAGGGCAACGAACACGGGCACGAGAGCCTCGCCGAAGATCCGGCGCTCGTCGCCCGGGTAGAGCGGCTCGCCGGCGCCCTTTTCGAGCTCGGTGATGATGGTCTTGTATAGGGTGCTCGCGTCTGTTGTGGTGAGTTTGATGTCCTCTCCGTAGGTGTTTGTCGCGTCGCTCACGCTGTTCACCTCCTTCATGTGATGTTGTCGATGCTGGCCCGCAGCTCGAAGTCGCCGGCCTGAGCGGTCAGAGCCTTCAGGTCGGAGTCACTGAGCTGCACGCGGGGTTCGTAGGTTTCCACGAGGAACTCCACGTCGGCGGCCAGATCGGTCGCAGCGGTTTCGCTCGGCTTGTCGATCAGCGTGCGGTCGATCCCCTTGATGCGCTCATAGGGCACCTCCCCGCGGATGGTCTTGAGGAGGTTCTGCACACAGATCTCGGGCGCTCCGTTGCCGGATGCTTTCATGGGATCACCTCGCTTTACTTGAGCTGTGCGTTGTTGGGTTTCTTCGCAGCCTTGTCGCTGCTGGATGCTCCGACGGTGACGGCGCTCAGACGCCGGCCGACGCCGCCAGAGGACGAGACGCCGGCCGCGGACGAGCTCTTGCTCGAGCCGCCTGCGCCGGCCTTCTTGCTGCTGGCCTCCTCGGCGTATTCCGTCAGGTTGATCGTGATCTTGCCCTTCAGGATCCGGCCGAGGTTGTCGAGTGTGGTGTCTGAGAGGCTGACGCCGGTGAGCTGAAGATTGGCCGGGCCGAAGCGCCGGCCGGCCAGATAGAAGGGGGCGTACTGCCCGACCAGCGATGTCCATGACTCGAACTCTCCCCGGGCGTCGCCGCCCACGGCAGACGCCAGATCGAAGTCGAAGCTCATGCTTTGCAGCTTGAGCGCCTTGGTCTTGGTGGCCGGGGATCCGGCCTTGTCGTCGCTGTTTTCCGTGTCGAGCTCGACGCTGGAGGAGACGCCATTCAGGGCGGCGATCCTCTGGCTGGAGACGCCCCACGTCTTGCCGTTCCATGATGCCATGACGGCCATGTCTATCCCTCCTTACTGCGGGCCAGAAGTGCCGCCTCCCATGCTGTCGGTGTGGGTGTGGCCGGTCAGGCTGATGCCCGTGGCGGTCACGTCTGCCGACGGGACGCTGATGCCCTTGTCCTGCATCGTGAGCGCGCCCTTCTTGACGGTGATGTCGCCCGGGACGATGCCGTCCCACTCTCCGTCCATGCGGGAGAGGATGATGCCGGTGCCGTCCTCGAACATGGCGTAGGCGACTTCTGTGCCGGGGGTCAGGTTTCCCATTTCCCCGCGCAGATACCACGGGATCGTCAGCGGTCGCGTGACCATGCTGTCGGCTGTGCTCGGGAGCACTCTGGCCGTGGTTTTGTCGCCGTTCCTGTCGGCCTTTCCCTCCACGCTGGAGATCTTGCCCTTCTGGATCATTTGGTTGTTGCTGTTCATCAATATCCCTCCAGTGGCTTGCGGAGGTATAGCTTGCTCCGCGTCTTGACGTAGTCGTGCCGGATCCGGCTGATGAAGGCCGTGCCGTCCCACGACTTAACGCCTTCGGTCGCCAGCGTGACCACAGAGCCCGCCGCATAGTCTCGCAGCAGCGAGCCCGTCCAGAGGGTGCCGACGGTCGCGTTTTTGTTGGCGTCCCGGAGGAGGCCCTTGGCGAAGCGGTCGGCCTCGCTCTGGTCGGTCATGCGGAATGGCAGGATCCGGCGCAGCGCCTTGTCGCCGCCGTTCGGGGCTGCGAAGGTGCCGGTCAGACCGCCGTTGACGGCTTCGGCCGAGCCGTAGGCGTTGGCGCCCTCGTCGCGGTACTCGAAGTCATTGGCCGGGGTGATGGTGATGGTGTCGACGGGCTGCTGGCTTTCCATGTACGCCTCGTCGTAGACGACCAGCTTGCCGTCATACACCAGAAACGCCGCGCCCTCGAGGGTGCAGCGGTTTTGAAAAAATGCGAAGTCTGCGAGGTTGTTCTGCTCGACGTAGTCGTAGGTCTGGTCGGTGATCCCGTAGGTCTCGAGCGTCAGGCCGTGGCGGCCGGCGATCTCCTGAGCCAGTTGCAGGAACTTGACCTTTTCCCACGATTTGCTCCGCTTATCCTTCGCAGACTGCGGGACGGAATAGGCCCGCAGGGTGATGATGCCGGACTCGGGGACGACGCTCTCGACGAACATTTTGCCCGTCTTGGCAGCGCCGTCCTCGATGGCGATGGTGTCGCCCTTCTTGGGGTTCCACGAGTCCCACAGCTCGCGGGTGTCGTTGAGCTTGAGCAGCAGCTCGTCGCTCTGCTTTTCGGCGTACATATCGTGATAGCAGCGGTGGACGCTGACGTCCGGGTAGATGTCGACGCCTTCGTATAGGATCTTCACGGCATCACCTCCTCCACGGCGGCAGGGTCTCCGGCGTCTCCACGGTCTCGACGATCGGGATCCGCACAGCCTCGCCGCCCTCGAAGATCAGCACGTCGCTGAGGTCGGGGTTGGCCTCGATGATGGTGCTCGCCATGCGCTCCTCGTTATAGGCGACGAGCGCGATGCTGTCGAAGGTGTCGCCGCCCTGCGCCACATAATCAATAAAGCCGACTGTCTGCTGTGACATAGGCGCCGCCCTCCCTTCTGCTGAGTGCCTCGAGGATGAAGTCGATGAACTCCGGCTCGAGGTCGCGGAGCTTTCGGATCAGGGCGTCCTCGTCGGTGTCGCCCTCGACCTTGATCTGAGGTGAGAAGGACAGGCCGCTCAGGTCATAGACCACAGCCGTGCCCGATCCGCTGCTGATGGGCTCGTAGTCGGCCTCGCTGGATGCGCCCAGCATCCGGCCAGCCTCGGCCCAGTAGGACAGGTTTTGCGAGCGGTACGCAGGGTTGAAGCTGATGACCGCCTCGGTCGGATAGCGCGGATCCTCGCCCGCGATGGACGGGCCACTCGTGAAGCCGCCGGTCGCATAGCCGGAGACGTTGGCGCTGCCGCCGCCTCCACCTCCAAACAGGCCCGCGATCTTGCTGATGACGCCGGAGCCGAAGCTGACAATCTTCGATACCCAGCCGACGATCGTGCCGAGCACGCTTGCGATGGGCTCCAGAATAGCCAGCAGGGGCGAGAGGAGCGGCATGATCGCATTGAGCAGGCTCACGACCGGGGGCAGCAGGGCCTCGATCAGTTGCATCAGCGGAGGCAGCAGCGGCATGATGACGCTGTTGACGATTTGCAGGGCAACCTCCAGCAGCGGGGTGATGACCGGCAGCAGCGCGGCGATCAGATTCGCCAGCACAGGCAGCACAGTCGAGATGATCTGCGTCAGCATCGGGAGCACGGTGGCAAGGATGCTGGCGATCGGCGGTAGAATAGCCTGAACGATCTGCATGAGCGGCGGGAGTAGCTGCTGTGCGAGGTCGAGCAGAGGCGGCAGGAACGAGCCCACGAGCTGAGCCAGTAGTGGCAGGATGCCCGCAGCCAGCTCCGTGACCATCGGCATGACCTTCTTCAGGGTGTCGCCCATGCCGACGAGGAAGTCCTGCACAAACGGCATACAAGCGTTGAGCGTGTCGGTGATGACCGGGCTGATTTCCTCGAAGGTGTCGGTCAGGATTGGGGCCAACGATGTCAGCGTGTTGGCGATCATCGACGCCATAGGCAGTAGGGCCACTTCGGCCGACCTCTTGACCGCCTCGAAGGCAGAGCCGAGGTCGTTGTACTTGACGTCGTTGATCTGCTGGAGCGCGGCGGCGCCGTCATAGGCTGCGGTCTCGATGTCACCGAGCACGGGCAGGATGCCCGCCTCCAGATCCTCGAACTGCGAGCCAAACAGTGCGACGCCGATCTCGTTGCGCTTGAGAGGATCCTCGAGCTTGTTCAGAGCCTCGACGGTGTCGAAAAATGCAGCCTGCGCGGTCTCGCCGCCGGCTGCAAAGGCCGCGAACATTTTGTCGGAGTTGAGGCCGAGGCCCTTGAAGGCTTCGGCGCTGCTGTCGCTGCCGTCTTTCGCTCTGATGTTGAACTCCTTGACGGCGTCGGCCACTTTGTCGATGCTGAACAGGCCGGCGTCAGCGCCTTCCACAAGGGAGCCCATGAACTGGTCGGCGCTCAGGCCGAGGGCCGCAAACTGCGCCGAGTATTCGTTCAGGGTGTCGAGCAGGTCGCCGTTTTTGTCTGCGCCGTTCTGTGCGCCGGTGGCGATTAGGCCGTAGGCTTCTTCGGCGCTGATGTTGAAGTTTTTCATCAGAGCCGAGGCGGCTCTGGCGCTTTCACTGATGTCGTAGTCGAAGGTGTCACGCAGCACGAAGCCGGCCGCTGTGGCCTGCTCCAGCGCTTCGCCGGCCAGATCGCTCGCTTTCTGCGTAGCGGCCAGCCCTTCGGCCACGTCGTTGAAGTCCTCGCCGAGGTTCTGCGCGTAGATGTTTTTTACACTCTCGCCCAGCGCGTCCAGCTCGTCGCCGGTGGCGCCGGTAGATGCGGAGAGCTGGTTCATGGCTTTGTTGTAGTCGTCGCCCAGCTCTGCCAGATACTTCCCGGCCTCGACGACCGCCTTGCCCGTCGCCACAGCGATGCCGCCCACGGCAGCACCGACGGCAACGGCCTTCCAGTTTACTTTGTCGAGGTGTCCCGCGACGTTGTCCATCGCCTTCCCGAGGGAGGGGTCGATGGTGCCGGCGAAGCTGACGACGGCCTGCATGATCTTGTTTTTGCCTGCCATCAGTGTCACCTCCTTCTGTATTTCCTGAAGTTATTCCGGGGCATTGAGGCGGCCTTGTCGCGTTGCCGCTTGGCCTCCTCGGCTGCCTCGTAGTATTCCATCAGGAAGTCGGTCAGGCGTTCCCGTCGGAGCTCGCCGACTGAGGTGTGGAAGGCTCGAGAGTAGTCTCGGACGAGCTCTCCGAGCCGCTTTCCTCGGATTGTGCCGCCGACCTCGCCGTAGTAAAATTTCGGCCGATCCTCATAAGCTCCATGACGTCGGGGCCGCTGATGCGCTCGAGGTCGCTGACGTCGATGTCGCTGTTGACGGCGACGATCGCCATCATGGCGAGATAGGCGTGCAGGGAGTAGTCGAGCTCGCAGGCGCCGGCGCTGCCGCCGCCCTTATTGGAGGTCGCGCGGAGCTTGCGGGCCTCAGCATCGGCAAACATTCCCACGGTGATCGCGTCGGTGTCATAGGTCAGAGTCTTGACCTTTTTGCCGTTGATGGTGATGGGGTTCTGGAGTGTCAGCTTTTCCATGTGTGTCTCCTTTCGATAAATAGAGGGCGCCGCCCGGAGGCGACGCCCTTCTTGTTACAGGACGCTGCGGATGTCCTTGGCGTAGTCGACGCCGCCGACGCGCATGATGGTGTTGAGCTGGTCGATCAGCCAGTATTCGTTGCCAGCGACGAAAAGCTGGTAGCGGCTGACGGCCAGCGCGATCTCGTTCTCGCTGGCGTTGCCGGGATCCACGTTCAGGCCGGGGATGCCCTTGGAGACGCAGCGGAGGAACGCCTTGCAGCCTTCGGTCTTGGTGGAGCCGTCGGAGAGTTTGACGTCCTGCGCCCAGCGGATCTCGATGGTCTTGCTCGTCAGCTTGACGAGGCTGCGCAGGCCGAGGTCAATGCCGATCTTGGTGATGGACGCCTCCATCGCCTCGATCTGGCCGGGCAGCGGCGCCGTGTAGGTTCCCATCGCCTTGAAGTCAGCCGTCACAAGGTTGACGGGAGGCAGGGCGATGGTCACGTCCTTGGCGGCGAGAACGCCGTCCACATAGACGGTATCGGCGAGGATGGGGCCCTTCAGGTCGAGCCACAGGTTTGCCATTACTCGTCACCTCCTTC